GGAAAGCATTAAGCGCTGGAAAGAAACGATTTTGGGTAGCCGTAGGGATCATTGTAGTAGTAGCCGTAGTCGGTTGGGTTACTGGCTGGTGGTCATCGCCGGATGTGCCTGTACAGTAGGATGCACGACACTCAAGAAAGCCGGGATAGTCAGCCTAGCAGCCGGGGCGGGTGCAACTGTGGGGACTGTCTTGTCGGGGGGTGCGACTGCACCGATACTGGGGGCCACGGCAACTGCCTTTGTAGCAGATGCTGTGACAGAAGCGATCCCGATTGGCAATCAAGGAAGGAAACTTATGAATGAATGCGCTCCTGATAACTTCTGGAGTTTACTTGGATCACTTGTGGAGATGGGAGGATGGTTCTTACTGCTGTTAATATTCGTACCGATGGTTCTTGGGTGGATTCTACCCGGCCCATTAGAAAGAAGAAAGAAGGGAAAGAAAGGCTCAAGGTAGTAGAGGTCGGTTGGATCGACGCTTACACAGAGGCAAGCTGGGCTGAGTACAACCCAGAAACTTCAGTAACAAAAACCTATGGCTTGCTTGTGGGGAAGACTAAGGAGTGGACAACGCTTGCCATGACTTTCGACAAAACTTTTTGGGGAAATTTATGGTATATCCCTACAAAAAATGTGGTTTCTATTAGAGAGATTGAAACGATTGATCGAGATTAGATATTGACGTATTCCACGTATCCGCCAATGTTAGAAATCTATTGGACCCCGTGTACACACCCTTTGTGTACTTATGGGCCTTCTTGAAGTATTCATCCGCGCCCATGTCACCCACCAACCATATCTTCTGTAGACCGTAGTAGCTCCTACCATGCTTGCGCTCGAACTCCAGACTAATGAAAACATACCTGTCAGGGCGCTGGTGAGTGCTGGTGGCGGGTATAGAAACATCATAGTGGGGTAGGGGGGCAGCAGTGCGGCGTTTTGTCTTCACCTCCAGATTCTCCCCTTTGTACGTGAGGTCGTAATCCTTCATGTCCAACAATACCACACCCAGATAGCGGGCAAAGGCAAGTTCCCCTACTCTCCCCGCCAGATTACCTCTTCCTTTCGTAATTGAATTGTTAAGCTCACCTAACTCCTCAGCCCATTTCTGAGCCTGTTGGATGAGTTGGTTATTGAACGGCAACTCCTTCACAGACCTTCCCCAAGAAGAAATTGGTTAGTTGGGTATCCACATCGTACCACTCACCACTGAGGTGCCACGGACCCATGAGGTTCTGTATATCAGATTCCGCCTCTCTACAGTCATCAAAGTAGTGGTAGTGCTCCAGAACAAATGACCTCTCTGGGCAATACGTTTGGTACGTGGAAAGCCTAGAGTGTACATCGAACGCACTACCCACCTTTATACCCTGTAGCTTTGGGTGAGATATAAAGTAGACAAACCCGTTTTTACGGGTTTTTCGCGCTTCTATGGCGGAGGCTACATCCTTACCTGCTTCATAGAGCTGCGTTGCAATAGCTCTTTTGTGCAGACGCCACTCTTTTGGCATCTTGTAGAACAGAACAGAGCTTCCTGCAATCTTGTAAGCTATCTTAGATATAGCATTCCGTCTGGGGTTGTACTTAAAGTCGGTACATCCGCCCGCCACACGTTTACAGATATAGCACTGCCCGTACTTCCCCTTGTTGGTGAAGTTACTGAGCGGCTGTGGAACCCCCTCTAGGCCACAATACCAGAACTTCTTGTAGCCCCTGCAACACTTCACTGCTTCAGCATTACCACGTTATCAGGGGGTGCAGGGTTTAGCGTGGGGTCCATAAAGTCCGTGTAGGTTTCCCACAAGGCCCGCTCTAGCTCTGACCCTGAGCTTTCTTTGGCTGCGTGTACAACAGCCCGCGCTGCAACGAGATCACCAGACTCCACAGCCATGTGCATAAGATTGATAGCAGACTCCATGTGAAACACCATGATGCTGGCTAGATTCTCAGCCCTTCCCATTCCTGTTCTCCAAAGTCTTCAATCTGTTGTAGCCATCGAGGAACCCTAGAAACCCCATGAAGTTGTCCAGAATCTCCACAGAAGACCCTACCTCGAAAGCACCTGTCTTCTTGTCGAACCGCAGCACATAGGCTCGCTCTATCTCCTTACCCCTGATGTCCTCTATGGCCTTAGCATAGGCCGCACACTGGAGGTAGTAGGGGGCGTAGATAGCTCCGGAAGTTTTGAAGTCGATGACACAGTATTCGCCATTTACCGTAGCTGTAGCGTCTACAGTTCCTGCATACTTGTGGCCTCTGTGATAAACCTTCTCCTCTACGGTGTGCCATTCCACGTTGTTGAGCTTTATCCACTCCCTGAAACCATTAATTGAATTCCTAGCTTCTTCGTTCTCCGGAAAGAGGGGTATCTCTCCCTTGCCTAATTTCCACAGGATCGCTTCTTCACACCACTTATGGACCTGTTTACCAACGTCCAGAGCGGCATGCGACTTGCGTCTGTAAGCCCCCCTGATACCTTTAGCCATGGCGTCTGGGGTGAGTTCAGCTTGCGAGAACGACTCGTAGTTCGCTAGGAACCACTTAGCACCTTCACTAGCAGCCCACGGGATGAGCGCGGGCTTTGCTATTGAATCCAGTATGGTTGTCACAGAGGGAGCATACTTCCCCTCCACTGTATAGTAGTGCTTCTTCTCGTCGAAATCGAGCTGGATAGTATCCCCGTCGTGGTAGTCTATTTCCATGGTTAGAATGGAACTTCGCTGGGCTGCTCTTTTCTGGAGGGCGCTTGGTCAAATCTCTGCGCGTTATCCTGCGGCTCAGAGATTTTGATGTTCATGTAGGAACTGCCCGCCCTAGAGATATTCTTCCAAGCAGCAGCGCGTACTTCCTTACCCTTCACCAGACCTTTCCCTGTCATAAGGGGGTCTGTATCCTTCGACTTCTTGTCGTTCATCCACAACGTGATCGTGTCGTCTTTCTGCTCATATGCCATCTTCTTCTCCGTGTATCGTTGATGTAATAACTGTTGCTCGTGCTCCCACTCTTGGGAGTTTTCGTAGTCGTCAAGCCACGCTTGATGCTCTGAGTATACTTCCTCTGCGTTCATTATACAACCCCGGCCCGATTGTTTGCCTGTATTGTCCGCCATACCTCTATCTTTGCCTCCGCTATGGTGAATAAGTGTTTTAGCTCAGATTCCTGTTGCACAGCTACCTTCAGCCCCTCTAGGACACCCACGTAATCATCATGGGAGGTTGCCCATGCTTCTTTAGACGACACCGTGCCGGGAGGCGAGTTTAGTATTAACGTGGACCACTTCACCTTACGGTAGTCTTCGAGGTATTTCCTGTCAGCCACAGCTTGAGAGAGTTTGGTGACGTTATCCATCATCCACTCTAATGCTCTCTCTACTGACTGCTCGTCAGTCATCTAAGTCCTCTCCGAATAGAATTCGGTGCCCCCCAGTAATATGCTGGTATCGGAGCTTACCACAACTAAAAGCTTTGTCGAGCGTCTTGAATATAAAGTCTGCTTGCCAGTCCAGTATGTCCCTGTCTCCACTATGTGCTAAAGCATGGCACTCGAAACACAGAGGCATCGTCAGGTAGTCGTTGGCCTTCATCCCGATGCCTCCCCCACCGTGAGGCGCATGCCTGTGCTTCAGGTGGTGGGCGACAATAGTATCATCGTGTAGGCCGCAGTTTACACAAGGCAACTTAGCTACCCAGTTAAGGTAGTCTCTGCTCTCCCACCGCTTATGCTTTGGAATAGGCTCCACGCGATCAGGGCCACGTAACTCGTCGGACCATTCCAAAACTAGATTTCACAGGCGTCAGCGGTACAGGCCAGCTCTTGGCTGCTCGTGGTGTTGTCCTCTACTTCTTCCACTAGGGACCAATCAATTGGTTTAATACTAAAGGCATCATGCTGCTCTCTTGTGATTTCCTCGTAGGGGGCAGCAACGTAGGAGTGGTCATCATCAGCTTTAGGTAAGAAGCTCACCCCACTGAGTATATCAAAGTTCTCATAACACCACGCCCCCACTGCTAACCACTCATCTTCTCCCACGTAGATTGTGACGGACGGCTTGTGCTCGCACCAATTGAGGGCGAATTTCTTCCACGTTTCTAAGTGCTCTAGTGCGCTTACCTTTGCTCTAGTGACAGACCCTACAGGAGCCTTCATGGGGAAGCAGAATACCACGGCTTCAGGGTTGTAGGGGTCTTCTACAAAGGGAACGTCAGCGGCGAACAGGGCGGCGTTGAGTGGGTCTTTCTTGTCCTGTCGGACCCTACGGATGTAATACTTTGAGTATGAGGGGTGCAACCCTGACCCGTGGACCCCAGTTAGCTGACTCACAGTCCCACTGGGCTTCACACAGGTGACTGCCACAGACCTTTCTATGCCCAGTTTCTTTGCCCACTCCTTGTTAGTCTCTACCGCAATGTCCCTCAGCCGACGCAAATGAGAATCATTCGCATTTAGAATCTTTGGGCAGTCATAGATGCCTGTTAAACTCACCCCTAATAATCTCTCTTCCTCTGCATTCTTCTTCCATATGGGTCGAACGTACCGGAAGTTGGTCAGGGTAGATTGGAAGGTGCCTAAGATGGCTGCAAGCTCTACCGCCTTTCCGACAGTGCTCAGGGTATTAGCAGGGTCCAGTATGCACTCAGAGAGATTGCATAGACCGGAACTCCTAAGGACCACCTCAGAACAAGGATTTACTCCGAATTCATGGGTGTTATCCCGTCTTTCTGGGGCCATTTCTTGAGCTGCTTTCCTGTTGAATATCCCCCTCTCTCCGCTCTTGGATTCATAGAGGGCTATCCACTCTCGCATGAAGATGCCTATGTCAGGGCGTTCTGTGTAGCAGACTGAGTTGTTAGCCAAAGCCCTCTGACCATCCTCAACCCACCATTGGCCCATCTTA